TGCTATCTGTCGCCCCTCCGTTATTCTGTGTTGTGCTTGTTCCTTGTTTCAATTCAGAATACAACACCAAAAGCCAGTCCACATTTTCCCACTTGTTTGTTGCTCCAGCATTGTATTTTAATACATCGTGATTCTGTAGGCTGCTTATTGTTACGTCGGTAAGTTGTGCAAGTGTAGAAATACCGCCCGCGCTACTTGGTAGCCATTCCTGTGTCGCTGCGTCGTATTCAATTACTTGCCCATCGGTTACGCCTGTAGTATCAACGTCGTACAGATCGCCAAGCTTTGCACCCGTCACCGGTGTGCCCTGCGCTATAGTAAAATTATCCCGCTTAATGCGAAAGGTAAAAGTTAAAACCTGAGCAAAGCGGCGCGGCGCGTCAATGGTGTCTATATCTACGTCATTGAACTGAATGCTTTCCACGTTCACTCCGTTGTAAGTACCGCTCACGCGATCCAATGCACCGCGCACCTTGTCACCGAGATCAGCAGCCAGCGCGTAGCTATCTGCATAGCAAAGAAATTCAAAGCGCACCTCATCCAACGTACTCGGCCCGTCGTGCGTGTCTTCAGGTGCAACGCTTTGCAACTGGTAAACAATAAACGGCGTGGCGGTTTCCTGCTCTGCAACCTCGGGAAAAATGTTAACGCCAACGATATCAGTGACGTCTGTGTTTTGCGACAGTATTACGTACGCGGCTATTCCTGCATTCATTTCTTTCCTTTGTTTCGTACGACTTTATCAATCTGAAATTTGTATTTCTTACGCATTTTCTCCAGCGCCTCGCCGCGCTTGTTTGCTATGGACTTACCAAACACGCCTTTGTTTCGGTTGTTGCCTTTTATAAACTGGTCGTCACCTTCCACGATGTTAGCAAACCATGCATCAGCGTCTTTCGGTGCGCGTCTACCTACACGCGGCCCAACCCAAAAAGTTGAATGCTGTTTATCAATCTGCCAAACCTTTACAGATCGGCGCAGCGTGCCAGGCTTTATATCAAAACCACCTTTGCCACCTCGACGAATCCGAATAGTTTGGCGAGCGTCCACAATATTGTTGAGCATCTCATCTTTGTAAATCTTACCGACTGCACGATGGATTCGCTTCTGGACCTTCTGATCGCTCACCTGTTTACGTAGCTGCTCGAATTGTTTCAGCAGCGGCTTAATGTCTGCGCCGATTCCTTCAAAGCCAACCTTACCGCCTTTCTGCTCAAGTGATCCCTGTGCCATGTGTTCCGGTTATTTCGCAAAGCAAGATAAGTTGATCATTGCGCCCAACTTCCTCGATGCCTTGTATGGTATACGTGTTGCTGTTATAGATCACGCGGTCCGCTGGATTGATTGCCCGCGTGTCTGTGCTGCTGCGGATCTTAAACCGTAGCCGCTGCACTGGCATATCCTGATCGCCGGTGAGCTTCTCGGCCATGCCTTCACCTGCCTTCATCAGTTCAGCCCATACGGTGACCAGCGTGGACCATGACGGCACGCGCTCACCGTACGCGTTCGCGCTGGTGGTGTAGTTCTGCACTTCTATACGCCGGTCGCTTTGTCCTATCCTCATACTGAAGTGATAACGCGGTAAGGATTTAAGATAGCGTAGAGGCCCAGCGGTAACTTGGTGGCAATCGTACCCGTCAGGACTGGCTGCCGCTGCTCATACAAGTGCGCCACCATCCAACGAATGGCGGTGATCATTGGCTTTGGTATTGTGGCTTCTGCATAACCTACCGTCATGTTAACCTGCACCGCGTTAAAGGTGTCGTCATACAGATCGGGCACGCTGTCGAATGTGATCCGCGCGGCTTTGGTTTTTATATCGGCCCACCACTTCGCTGTCGCTAGTGTCTGCGTTGTGTTCGCTGTGTCCGTGTACTGCACCGAGGTGATGGAGTTGACTGGACCAATAGGCAAACGAACGTTATAAAAGAAATCAATGTATCCGACGGCGGTAACATCACCAAGCCGCGTGTTGCAGTAGTCTTCGATCCACGCTATCGCTGCATCTCGGTAGGCTTCTATTAGGGTGTCCTCGTCCGTGTGATCCACTCTCAAATGTTCTTTGAGCTGTGCCACGGTTATAATGCTGTCAAGGTCGGGCGTGCCTGTTATTTGTACGGTCATCATATGGCTAAAATACGGACAAAAAAAAGAGGGGCCGAAGCCCCCCTTTCCAATCAAACTAACCCAACCAATTAGGAGAGCTTCACCGCTCGGCTCAATGCGCCGGGCTGTCGCAAATCGAAGTCAAAGAAACGATTAACGTGCAATGCAATCTGTGCAGTACCTGCGTCGCTGTACGGGTCAACTAGCAAATCGATGCCACCGAAGTAGGCAAGGATTCCGCCCTGTGCAAAGTTTCCGAAAATCATTCGGCCACCTGCTCCAGTTGCGTCAAGCGTGTCGTTTACCAAGTAAGGTGTAGCGACTGCGTTGTACATATTGAACTGGCCATTCTCCCACAATGGAGTTACGCCAGCAACCTGTGCAACGGACTTTGAAAGCAAGTAAGCTTGTGGACTCATAACGTACGAAGCGCCTCCGAGGTTTCCACCTGCTGCGAGTACAGCGGCTTCCATTGCGTTTGCAACTGTCGAAGACAAAGCAGCGTCGGCAGTGTTGTACACATCTACGTCAGTCGATGCCATGATAGTATCAAAAGCATAGTCGTCTATATAGGCGTTCATTGCTGCGGCCAACTCGTTAGCAATCAAAGCGTCTACCTCTGCACCGCCTTGTAAAACAAGTTGCTTGCTGTACTTTGTGTTTGCTGCAACACGTTGTGGAGTCAATGACAATTCATCCATTTCCATGGTTGAAGCTGCATCGGCTGAAACTTCTGTTTCACCTGTTCCAACTGCTTTGTTGCTTACACGTGGAAACTGCAAGTTACCTGTGGCGTTTCGAATCACTGTCGTGCCGAGTCCTTCGACTACGGTAGGGGCGCGCAATGCTTCGATTGCAGCAGGTACAACAGTAGGAACAAATCCTGAACCGTCGCCGCTTCCTGCTTGGAAGTCGTCAGCACCTCCAGCACGCAAAGCGATAGAAGGAATTGCAATCTGTCCAGCCATCTGTAATCCTTGGCTTCGTGCTTCCTTGCTGGCTTCACTTGCCCACTCTGCTTCTGCACCTTCCAAGTTGCGACCGTTTGCAACGGCAGCGACTGCACGGCTCAAGCTGAAAGAGCTGTTGACGCGCTCAACCTCGCGTTGCTCGGATGCGCCAGCTGTACCGCTCTGCGCCATTCGTGCAACCATGTCCTGCTCACGTGTCTTGTGCTTAATCTTCACATCCAAGTCCTGCATCATGCCGTCAAGCTTGTCGCATCGTTCCTGTTCTGCTTCTGTCATAACGCGGCCCTCGGAGTCCGCCTTTTGGCCAATGGCTACAAATTCCTCGTAGTTCGCATTGCGTTGGCCTTTCAAATCGTTTAAAGTCATCTTAGTAATGTTTTGCGTAAAGTTACGCGGTTCTGTTTTTATCGTTTCAGGTTCTGCGCGTTGTTCCTCTACTGGCTCAACTGCTACCTGTTCATCTTTCATGTCCTCCACTTCCTGCGCCGCCTCTGCCATGTTACGCGCGTATACTGAAGCCGTCGGGCTTGCTGGGTATGTTACCGCTGAGGTATCTAATAGCTTGCCCACCTTTGTAATCGTTCGCGTGCTGCGGTCCTCGCTCCATTCGTCCGCCTCAATCGTAAAGGCGAAAGAGCTTTGTGATATATCGCCGCGCTTGATTAGCTTGTAAAGGTCGCGCCCGTCCTGAGTGTCGGCAAGGGCTGCACGATACTTCAAACCCGTTTCGTCTACGCTCAGCTCTAGCGTGCCGTTCGTAGTTCGTGCCAATGGTGCGCCTGTGTGATTAAGTAAAAATCTTACATCGTCCTGCATGACATCGTCAAACGCGCCACGTGCTACGGTCTCTTTGAAATATCCTAAATCGTACTCTACATCAAAGTTGCTTGCATAGCCTTCGACTACCAAAGCGTCATCGCCAGCGGCTCGCACTTCTGCCGTTCGCAGTTCTACGTTTTCACCGTACTGGCTGCGCAGCTCCTCGGTGCGCTTGTCATCTTTATTATCCATTGTTATTTGTTTCTGAAACTTTATCGGAATAAGCGCCTAGCCTATCTAATGCGATTTGATTGACTGCAACGGTATGCGTGTCGCCTCCGTCCGTTGGGTTTAATTCTTCCTTGCCCCTGACTTCGTTAATACTCAGCACGCCGTTGTTTAGCATTTTGGTATAGAAGTCTGCGCGGCTCTGCATATCGCCCCGGTACAAATCATTCAAGTTAAACTTGCTGTATATCTGTGGGCGCTCTCGTGACTGAATGAGTTTTCTATCTATCTCCTGCTCGATGCGCTTGGCCCATGGTGCAATAGTGTGCCGTGCGAATTGCAAGTTTTGCTGTTCGACGTTGTTATAAGTTGTTTGGCTTTCGAGCTGCACCAGTGTAGGCGGCACGCTAAAAATGCGGCATATCTCCTCGGCCTGAAATTTACGCGTCTCAATAAACTGCGCTTCGTCAGGGCTGATGCTGATGCGTGAATACTTAAATCCAAACGGCAGCAACTTCGTGCCAGCCTGTTGGGCGGCCTTGTTCCAACTGCCCTGTATTATATCCATCTGCTCTTTCTTGAGAGGCTGGTCACTGGATAGTATACCCGTCATTTGCCCGCCGCTACCAAAGTACTCCGCGCCAAAGTCCTCGGCCGCTTTTGCTAGTCCTAAGTTCTCACGGTGCAAGCGTATGGGTGACTTTCTTTGTAGGTTGCAAATCTCAAGCATATTCTCCGCTTGAACTATGCCCACATTGCGGACGCTGTAAACCATTTGGCCATTCACAGTTTTACGGTCTACGTCGTAAATATCCAAGCAAATCAAGCTAGTCACGTAGCCACGGCCATCGCGCTCAATCAGTGCATAACCAACGCCGTTAATAACTGCATTGCTAATGACGGTCTCCCAAAAGTCAAAAGCCGTTTGGTATTCGTTAGGCTTGTATTTAATAACGTCATACGCTGGATGGACGTTTGCCGGTTCTATCTCGCGACCAGTGCGCTCGTATACCTCAAGATCTAAACTCGCTAAGGTGCTCGCAATCTTGTAGACGCAGGCGTAAACCGTCGAGATGGTTAGCGCCGTGTTCTCGTTTATGTTCGAGCCGCTGACCGTAGTGCCGTAAATGCCTAAATCATTCGCCAAGGTTTGCGAATCGTACTTGCCTACGCGATACCTCAAAAGCGCGTTTAATCTGTCGCGAAGTGTTGCCATATGGGTTGCAATTTACTACAGGGAAATTATATCGAAATTCTGCTCTGTCTCCTGCGGCGTCTTCATGTGTTCGCCTATGCCCATAACCATGGCCACAATCGGATCAATCTTGCCGCCGCTCTTTTGTTTGTCCGCTTTTATGTTGCCGGCCGGATCCATTTTTAACTCGACGTTACCAAGCGCCCAACGCAAAACCGGATCGCCATCGTGCCACACTTTGCCCGTTCGTACTAACACTTCTAGTTGTTTGGTGGGTGAACTCATAGACACAAAACCTTGACCGAATGGCGTAAGCGGTACGCCGTCGTCCACCAAGTCGATTGCGATCTGCGTGCTGTTGTATCTGTCGAAAGCAATCTTCTCAATTTGATAGTTGTGCATCAGGCTGCTGCCGTCTACCTCCTGACCGTCGGGCCTATTCATCACTCCACTCACTAGCCGGCGAATCGCTGCGTAGTCGGTTACGTTTCCATCTGTCACATGGAAGTTGGGCAGATCCAAAAAGGTGCGATAAATGTGGCCAGGATCGCGGTCTAGTATATTGTCAATTGTATCGCTCGGCATGAAGTAATGACCGCGCACGTGGTAGCCTTCGCCGTCAGGGTATACCATCACCAGCGCCGTCATATCGGAAACGCTTGCAAGGTCCAACCCACCCCAACAGATCCGCCCCGTCAAATCTTCCTGCCGTTCGTTCGCGCTCCATATCTCATCCTGTATCCAAGTCTTTGACGCGGTCACCCATTTGTTTAGGTGCTTGGTTTTAAATTCTACCTCACGCGATCCGCCTAGGTTAATGGCTTGCTGTAACTGTGACTCCAATAGCTGCGGGCGTAGCGCCACGCCAAGCGACGGGTTGGCCTTTATCCATGTACTGGAATCCGTCCAGTCGTCATCCTCATCCAACTCATATATCAAAGCAAATTGTGCGTCGTCGTGCTTCACTCCGTCGAGTATTTCCTTGCACGTCTTTTGCATTTCGTAACATGGAGATTCACGGTTAAAGCCTGCCGTGGTGATCGTAAGGTGTAACGGGTTACGCCGCGCCTGCATACCTGAGCGCAGGACGTTAGCCACGCCATCAGTGGGGTGCGCGTGGTATTCGTCAATCCCTGCAAAGTGTATGTTCAAGCCGTCGAGTGTATCGCGCTCGCTACTTAGGTACGTGCATCGCGCTGAGAGCGTCGGCGCTTTAATGTCGTGCTTCCCTGCTCTAAGGTGTTTACGGAGCGGCGGCGAGATCGAGACCATCCTCTGCGCTTCGTCGAATCCGATCTTTGCTTGGTCTTTCTTAGTTGCTGCAAAATAAACCTCGGCAGCTTTTTCCTGATCAAAGAAAAGAGCAGCGAGCGCACAGCCCGCCATAAGTGTCGTCTTACCATTCTTGCGAGCAACCGTAATATAAGCATAGTTAAATCTCCTAGTTCCATCTTCACGAAACCACCCGTAAAGATTCCACAAGATAAACTGTTGCCATGGAAGTGGATCAAACGGCTTGCCATCCCATTCGCCTACCGTGTGCCGAATCGCCCTCTGAAAAAATGTAATGTAAGCCTGTGCGGTCTTTGGCTTAAACTCTAGGCCGCGTTCCTCGGCTGTGTCGAGATCGGTTAGGTATCGCTGGCACGCCTTGATCACATACTTGGCCGCTGGTGTTTTACCTGTGATAACGTCAAGCGCGTAATTGTGCCCAACGCTGTCAAGCATCTTTAAATGTTAGAAGCTGCTCCAGCTCGTCGTCTAGTTCTACCTCGACCTCGATGCGCTTTCGTGCGGCTGGAGTCATGCCTAACTCTTTGAGAACTACCAAATACTTGGAGCGCGATTCGACAAGCATTTGATGCTCGGGCCTGTGCTTTGTCATCGTGCCGCCGTCCCTGTTTTTAAATTCGTAGGTGTAGCCTTTTTCGTCAATGAGCGCCTGAAGTTCTCGGACCTCGACGGCTAGGCAAGACGCCATGACCAACAGGTCTTCATCCAATTCGCCTATGTGTCGAGCGCTGCGCAGTGCGTTCTTGATACGCTTG